GACAAAGACTACGATGAAGAGACTGAAGTAACGGTCTACACTCGTATCCATCTTTGTGATGACGGTAAGTTTCATGCAGAGCAGGAAGCTGGTCTGGTCAAGCTCGACACGAACGGTGCAATCTGGCCGGTCGATCAGCTACCGTGGATACCTCTTACGTGGACACTGGTTCGCGGTGAGAACTACGGTCGCGGTCTCGTCGAGGATTACGCTGGCGCGTTCCATGCAATACAGGTTCTGAATCAGTCTCTGATTAACCTCGCCGGTATCATGGGCGACATCAAGTTCCTCGTGAACCCTGCATCTCTCATTGACGTACAGGCTCTGAACAACTCCGAAGCTGGCTCTTACCATAGCGGTAAGGAAGGCGATGTGGTTGCAATCGAGACCAAGAAGCAGCACGACGCGCAGTTCATCCTCACGCTTATCGAGCGCAAAGAGAAACAGATCGGTCAGGCGTTCCTGCTGAACTCGTCTGTTACGCGCGATGCAGAGCGAGTGACCGCAGAAGAAATCCGCTTCCAAGCTAACGAGCTTGAGACATCGGTTGGTGGTATCTACTCACGCCTTGCGTTGCAGTGGCAGCTACCGACTGCGAACATTACTCTCGCGCATATCAACTTCAATGGTACGTCACAAGGCATTAAGCCTACGATCATTACAGGGATGGACAGCCTCTCTCGTCAGGGAGACCTGGATAACATCCGACTGTGGATCGGTGACATGGCGATACTTGACGCTGTGCCGGAAGACATTCGCGCTACGATCAATCCGCTTAAGTTCTCCGCGTACCTCGCTACGCAGCGACAGGTTGAGCATCAGAAGTTCTTGTTCACTCAAGCTGAGATGCAACAGAACCAAGAGCGCGCGATGGCACAACAAGCGCAACTCGAACAACAGAAAGCTGCCGGGACCGTAGCCGCAGAGGCTGGTAAGGCAGCAGTACAAGGATCACAGACTGCATGACGACTGAGACGGTAGTTACTCAAACTGCTGAAGAGAAAGCCCTCGCTACACAGGGCGCTACCAAGGACAACCTCGATCCCGGCTCAAGCGGCTCTCAGGGTGCACCCAAGGCACCGCCTGCACCGTCGAACGAACCGCCGCCGAAGAAGGAAGGTCTCGACGAGACGAACACCGTTGTCGTCGATCCGGTCGAGAAGGCGAAGGCCGATGCTGCTGCCAAGGCCGCCAAGGACAAGGCCGACGAAGAGGCTAAGGAAGCCGCTGGTCCGCTGAAGTCCTATGCCGTCATCACTGACAGCCCGGCTGCTGCGGCTGCTATCGACCTCCTGAAGGAGGCTGGCGTAGGCCCTAACGCGGCGAATGAGTTCTTCGAGAAGGCGCTCAAGAGCGGCGATCCGAAGGACGTTGACGTTGCAGGGCTTACCGCAAAGATCGGTGCAGCCAAGGCTACGTTGGTTATGGCTGGCGTCAATGCACACTTCGCTGAAGCGAAAGCAAAGGGTGAAGCTACCGTCAAGGTCGTGCACGATATCTTTGGTGGCGATCAGAACTGGACTACGGTTCGCGACTGGGCGCACGCCGCTGAGAAGGCTGATCCGAAGATCAAGGTTCAGATCGATTCCATCCGCAGTCTTATCGACGAAGGTGGCCCGCGCGCTGAAGCAGGCGCTCGTGAACTTCTCCGCATGTACAACGCTGCACCGCAGACCAAGGGACTTGGTACTTCCAAGCTCGCTGTTGGTGACACTAGCGGTAACGTCATCGGAGCCCATCTGTCCCGTGCAGACTACAACACGGAACTAAAGGCAGCGCACGCTCGCGGTGCCAAGCCCGCAGAAATCGCTGCACTGGACGCTAGGCGTCGTGCAGGCATGAAGGCGGGTATCTAACGGATATGTCGCTGTACCTTCCTATTAGGAGATACAGCGACTAGTCTGCTAATTCCCTATAGGAGAAATATTGTCTTACGAAATTCCCGGTCCCGATCTTTCGGATGTGGACCACACTCTACTTATTGAACAGTACGGCGGCGAAGTCGAAAGCCAGTTCAAGAAGTCCGCTACGATGCGTCAGTACGCCAAGGTGCGTCCGGTTCGTGGCACCGATACCATTTCCAATAACCGAGTTGGTCGTACCACTCTGAAGGCACTGACGCCCGGCGTCCGTCCGCAGGGTGAAGTTACCCCGTTCGGTAAGGTCTCACTGACCGTCGATACGGTCGTGCTTGCGCGCGATAACCGTTCGATGCTGAACGAGCTTCAGATTCATTTCGACGCTCGCATGGAGCTTGCGCAGGATCACGGTAAGGAGCTTGGCTACTTCTTCGATCAGGCGTTCATCATCATGGGCATCAAAGGCTCGACTGCTGCTGCGCCGGTTCTCGGTGACGGTACTGCATCGAAGCAGTCCATTGGTGCTGGCAAGAACAAGACCCTGAGCCTCGCTCTTGACGAACTCGATCCCGACAAGCTGGCGAAAGCCATCAAGGACTTGATCGTCGCGATGGAAGAGGAAGAAATCCCGGTTGAAGAACTGGTGGTCTTCGTTCGTCCGACGCAGTTCGACGTTCTGTTGAACAACAACAAGCTGATGTCCCGCGACTTCGCGGCTGGCAACGGCGACTACGCCAAGGGCATCATCTACGAGATCGGCGGCGCACGTATCGTCAAGACTGCGCGCATCCCGACCGCAGCGATCACTGGGCACTTCCTGTCGAATGCCGGTAACGGCAACGCCTACGACGTGTCGGCTGCGCAGGCGAAGGCCGTTGCGGTCATCCTGCACCCGAAGTCCCTGATGGCGGGCGAAACCATTCCTCTCACGAGCGACATCTGGTTCAATCGTGAAGAGAAGCAGTGGTTCATTGACAGCTTCCTGGCGTTCGGTGTGACGGTGAACCGTCCCGACGTTTGCGGCGCGGTCTTCAAAGCCTAACAATTTTTACACGGTGCCCGGTCGCTCATTTGAGTGGCCGGGCATTTTGCATTGGAGAATACGAAGAGTGGACCGCGCTACCATTATCAATTCTATGCTCTCCGTTGTCGGAGAGAGCGGTGTAAGTTCTACTATGTCTTCGCATCCGTCTGTACAGACTGCATCACGCATTCTCGATACGGAAGACATAGACTTCCAGCAGATCGGCTGGTGGTTCAACCGTGACTACAAGCTCGCGCTGGTCCCTAATAGTGAAGGGCGCGTGGCCGTCCCGGCTTCTGCACTGGACATTCAAATCTCGAATGTCGCTATGAAGTCGCCGGAAGAGAAAGTGCGTTTCGCACGACGCGGAAATTTCATTTACGATACGATCAAGCATACAGATGTTCTTTCAACTACGCTGCATGTTGACGTAGTGACGCAGTTGCCTATCAACAATCTTCCGTCACTGGCAGCTAGCTATCTTCTGCACAAAGCGCGCGAGGCAATGTACCTCGACGATGATGGCGATAGCTTCAAGCTGAATGAACTCAAAGATAAGTCACTCATGGCTTGGTCGAAGTTGAAGGCCAAAGAGCTACAGATGCTCGCCGTGAATGCGCTAGACAATCCAACTGCACGATTGCTGAACGCTGGCGGTAACAGCGGATCACGTAACCCGAACCTTATCGGTGGACGTGTCCGATGAAGATCGATGGTTCGTTAGGCTCTCTTCTACAGGGAGTGTCGCAGCAATCGCCGCGTGATCGCTTCGACGGTCAGTGCACACTACAAGAGAACATGAGCGCGAATGCGGTCACGGGTTTGTCCCGTAGACCGCCTACCGATCTTGTCGGTTATCTTGGATCAGCATCAACCGTACTCGGCTGGCATAACTTCCAAACGCGAGACGGCAACAAGTTCTTGGCTATGTTCAAGAGCGGCGACGTTGACGTGTTCGACCTGAACGCTTCGGCGAAGACGGTCACTGTTAACGCTGACGCAGTTGCGTACCTATCCGGTACAGACAACATGCGATGCAGTACGGATGACGAGGATAACACTATCGTCGTCAATCCTGGCCGTTCTGTTGCGATGGCTAGCTCTGCGGTGACTTACTACAACACTGCTGGTGACGAGGGTGCAATCTATCAGGTACTCGGTGGAGCGTATGGCAAATCATACGAGATATTCATCGACGGGGCGCTTGCTGCAAGGTACACGCCGCCTGACGGTAGCGTGCAGGCGCATCAGCCGTTCATTTCAACGTCTCTAATAGCGCAGCGTCTATACACCGGGCTTACAACTTCCGGTCCGAACATCGATAACGCTGACGGTACAGGTTCGCAGCTAGTACGTAGCGGCATATGTGCATCGTGGAACAGTGATGTCAGGGTTGATACTGTTGTAGTTCGTAAACCCGGTAGCACTTTCACTACTACTGTTTCTGACGGTGCCGGTGGAAACCTTCTAAAGGGCTGCACAAGAACAGTTACAACTATCAGCGATCTTCCTAGAATAGCTCCGCATCTGTACGCGATACGAATAGCAGAGAACACTGACCCACAGAAAGATTTATGGTTCAAGTTCGTTGCGCACATATTCGAGGGCGCGCTAACGCCGACCATCGCAGGGTTAGGTCAAGCTGGTTACTGGGCCGAGTGCGTTGCTCCAGATACGAACACTGCGTTTCAAGCGCAGACGATGCCGCACAAGCTCACGTACAACGCACCTAACTTCACGTTCTCTCGCGAGACATACGCAGCGCGTGGCGTCGGTACAACTACATCGAACCCTGATCCGTCTTTCGTCGGTAACAAAATCAATGACGTTTCACGCTTCCAAGGCAGAACAGTTTACTTGTCTGGATCGAACGTTGTCATGTCGCGCACGAACAAACCGAATAACTTCTGGCAAGGGTCCGCGTCGGCACTAGTTGACACTGATCCTATCGACGTGAACTCGACCGTTGAATCA